GAAATTAGAAGACAAACTTGTTATTAAACAAAGTGGTGATGCTGCAGGTACTAGTTATGAAATTGTTGATAATGATTTTTGGGGATTAGCTAAATGGAATAATATTTGGGCTATTCAATACGGAACAGCAAATCCAAGTGACACTGTAGAATACAGAGATAGCACTCCACACTCTACTTGGGAAGATGCTAACCTAGGTGACTTTCAAGATTTTATAACTAGATGGGACTCAGCACATTTAGCTCAGTTACAAGCTAACTGGGATAATGATCCAAGAGAAGAGTCTGAAAAAGGTGCAAGACCTACATCATATTCCTCTTAATAACATCCAAGAAGTTAAGATATATTTTTGACCTGATAAAGGCGGGTTTCCTCTGTGTAAATATGGAAAAGCAGCGGGCCAAATAACTATTCTACCTGTTTTAGGTTTTACTCTTTTTGAAAAATGTAAGAACTCTGTTTCTCCTCCCTCTTCAACATCGTTTAAATATATACTAAAAACAAAAGCCCTAGGCTCCATATCAAACCCTCTACCATGTTCAACGTGCCAAACATGATATCCTTCTGTGGGTAAAGTCTTTTGAATTTTTAAACAAGTAAAATGAAAAGAATCTCCATAAGCATCTTGAGCACCTACATTTTGCACATAATGATCCCAGGCTAAATTATAATTAATCATCATGGGTTTTAAATTTTCCCACCAAACATCTAAATTTTTTCCAGAAGCAAAAAACTGTTGATCTTGTTTTTGTAATACGGATGCTTTTTCGTTTTTTAATCTATTGACTGTATTATTAAATTTGTCTTGATTTTCAAATAGTGTAATAGCTTTATCACATTCTTCTTTCGTAATGTAATTATCATACACAGCAATAAAGTTATTTATGTTTACTATTTTTTCATTCATTCTTTAACATAATTATCTTTGTACACTCTATCATAAGCATGTTTAGTATGTAAACCATTTTTATCTACATAGTGTAGAAATAACTGAGCCATACCCTCTCCTTCGTAAACACCTGGACGACCATGTTTTTCATCTATTCCTTTGTATAAAACAGCTTCTCCTTCTTCTAATTCAAAAGATTTATCCTCAACAACAATGGGCCAATTATCATATTTTTTTATGCAACAAGTAACAGATATTTCACAAGAGGGTCTATCCACATGCTCTTTTAATGTTCCACCAAACACATAATATCTCCAATAGGCGTACGTTGGAAATAAACTTAAGTTAGATTGTTTTTCGACAAGGGGTAATTTAATATCTAATAAACCAGTCATCAAAGGATCCATGTACCAAGCAGGGGAGAAAACTTTACCATCAAATTTATAGCCTTCATTCTTATCTAATTTATTATAACAATACTTTTGTAAAAGTATTAACTCTTCTTTGTTTAAAAAATTTTTAATTATTGAAGCCATGCAACTATACTATATCGTGTCCCTTCTGTAATTGGTTCTATCATATGAGGATACATAAAATTACTAGGAAAAAATACTATTGATCCTTTACCTAATTTTAGTCTTTTAATTTCTTTATTTTTTTGATCTGCAAAAATTAAATTACCTCCTTGATATTCATCATTTAGATTCATAATAACACTAAGAGACCTAGGACTAGTAGAATAATTATCTGTATGTATTTCATATTTTCCACCCACACTATATTTTAATAAATCAATTTGATTTATTTTATTACTTTCCATTTTAGGAAACTTATATCTATAATGAACATATAATCTTTCTATTTCTGTTTTTATAAAATTCCAATAAAAAACATTTGTAGGAGTATCAAAATTTAATGAGTATCCTTTTACCTTTCTTATCTCTGTATTTACATCGCCCCTTGTGCCAACTGTAAGATTTTTATCTGCTTTCTTATCTATAAGAGAAATTATTTTTTGAGAAAAATCAGGGTTTATTATATTGTTTAATTCAACAACGGCCTCTAAATGATCCATAATTATGTTACTTTCATTCTTTAAAAAAGTGTTATATAACCCAGTATATGCTACAAAAATTAAATTTCAAGGCTGGTTTTAACAAACAAGACACAGAATCAGGGGCCGAAGGTCAATGGACTGATGGTGATTTCGTTAGATTTAGATATGGTTTACCAGAAAAAATAGGTGGATGGCTTCAGTTAACTGCAGCTAACAAAACTCTTCCAGGTGCTGGTAGAGCACAAGTAGCTTTTTCTAGTTTTACAGGAGAAAAATATGCAGCCATTGGAACATCGCAAGGTTTATTTTTATATTACGGAAATGATTTTTACGATATTAGTCCTTTAGATACAGCGATTACGGGATGCACTATTACCACTGTTAATAACTCAAACGTTGTTACAATAAACAAAGGATCTCATGGATTAGATGTGGGTAGATATATCACTTTATCCGCTGTAACAGTTACTGGAGCCAGTGGATTTACAGCTGCAGATTTACAAAAATCTTATGAAATTTTAACTGTCCCTGATATTGATAAATTCACAATACAAGCAGCTAGTGTTGAAACAGGTTCTGGAATGACTGCTGCTGGAGCTGCAACCGTTAATCCTTATGTTATTGTGGGGCCAACCACACAAACAACTGGATATGGATGGGGTACTTCTGCTTGGAATACATCTACGTGGGGAACGGCTAGAGCAACGAGTGATGTTGTTTTAGATCCAGGAAACTGGAGTCTTGATAATTTTGGTGAAGTTTTAGTGGCCACAATATTTAACGGACAAACTTTTACTTGGAATGCTGGAGCCTCCAATCCTAGAACAATTAGAGCATCTAAAACAACCTCGAACTTTCAAACTACAAATAATCCTACGGCCAGTAGAATTACTTTAGTATCTGACAGAGATAGACACTTATTTCATTTTGGAACTGAAACGACCATTGGAACGCCAGCCACGCAAGATCCTATGTTTGTAAGATTTTCTAACCAAGAAGATTTAAATACTTATGCTCCCACCGCTACCAATACAGCGGGAACTTTTAGACTAGATACTGGTAATGAGATAAGAGCAGCCATTCAAGGTAAAGATTATGTTTTTGTGATCACTGATTTAGCTGCGTACGTAGTTCAATTTGTCGGTCCACCATTTACTTTTTCAGTCAGGCAAGTAGGTACAAATTGTGGATGTATAGGTCAACATGCAGCCACATATGTTAATGGAGCTGTGTTTTGGATGGGAACTCAGGGAGGATTTTTTGCATATGATGGAACAGTTAAATCTTTACCATCTTTAGTAGAGGATTTTGTTTTCACAACAGACGGAGATAATTTAGGATTAAACTTTGGTTCTAGTAATGTTATTTTTGCTGGAGCCAATAATTTATATACAGAGGTAAATTGGTTTTATCCAAAAGACGGTTCTGATCAAATCGATAGGTGCGTGACCTATAATTATGCAGAAAATTGTTGGACTACCTCTACTCTGGATAGAACCACATATCAAGACCAAGGTGTATTTGATAAACCGTATGCCACTGATTACGATCAAACTTTAACCCCTGTGTTTCCAGATATTTTAGGAATAACAAATAAATATGGAGCCTCTATATATTACGAACATGAAACTGGCACTGATCAAGTTAATAGCACATCCACAACTGCTATACCTGCATTTATTAGATCTGGTGACTACGACATAACTTCTAGAAGAAGTGCTTTGGGTCAAGCGACTGGTGTGGCTGATTACAGAGGAGATGGAGAGTTTATTATGTCTGTTAGAAGATTTATACCTGATTTTAAATACCAAGAGGGCAGTGCTAAAATAACTCTTTTTGTGAGTGATTTTCCTGATGACACTCCAGTTAGTTCTCCACTTGGACCCTTTACAGTTACGTCAACAACTGATAAAGTAGATACCAGAGCAAGAGGAAGATTAGTATCTCTTAGAATAGAAAACGAATCTGTGGGAGAAACATGGAGATATGGAACTCTTAGACTAGATGCTCAACCAGATGGAAGAAGATAATGGCAAATACTTTATTTGATTTAGCACAACAATATTTACAGCAAGGCTTACCTGATATAACAGGTATTTTTCCACCACCTCCTAAAACTATAGGACCTGTTTTACCTGTTTTACCAGAAGAGCCAATAGAAAAACCCACTGGCATAGAAACACTATTTCAAACAGGGAGAGGGCCTAATGATGAATTTCGTGGAGGAGGAGGCAGGTTTGGTGATTTAGATTTAAGTGATTCAAAAACTGTAACTAGAAACGTTTATACTAAATTAGCTCCAGGCAGATATGAATTTGTTCCAACTGAAATAAAGGCATTTAGAAATATGAGGTCAGGTTTATATCAAACTGAAGACGGTAAAAACGTAGACGCAATGTTTACTGATGCTCCTACGGGTGGAGTTTTACAATTAATATCTAATATTTTTGATCCAAGACAAATTGGTGCGGAGTACCCACTTGGTAAGATACAAGGAACTTATACAAACTTAGCTAGTTTATTAAAAGGTGAAAGAAATCCTACTGGTTTAGTTACAGCAGCGAGACAAAGATTAATAGACCAAGGCTCACAAATTGCAGAAGAGTTTGCAGGTAAGGGAGAATTTCCTACCCCTGAGACCCCTAAAAAACCTAAAAGAGGTGTTCCAACAGGTGTTGGTGGAAAAACTCCAGGACCTAAAAAAGAAGATAGAGGAGGCACTCCAGACAGAGGATCAGGAGGTGGCGGCGGATTTGGAGCTGCAGACTTTGGTAATTTTTCAGATAAGGATTTTGGAGCGTTATAGTGGCCAAGATAACTAACTACATACCTGAACCTAAACCAGAATATGAAGTAGACAATCAAAGACAAATTATTGAATCTTTAACCACTATGAAACAACAACTTAATTTTTCTTTTCAACAAGATTTAAAGAACGAACAAGACGCTTTTAATTATTTCATGTCATGACAATACAATACAAGAACCAAGGTTTTAAACAAGCTGACGTAAACAAAGCTACAGTGCTTACTTGTCCTAGTGATGGGGCAATCATAGTTAAAAGCATATATTGTGCAAACAATGATGCATCATCAGGTATTTTGGTAAATATGAATTTAGTTGATTCATC